CTGTGGTGTGTGCGTGGGTGACAGCGACACTAGGGTTGTGGATGAAGGCTGTTCCATAACTCTTCCCCGCGTCCCAGACACTGACCGCCATGATAAGCTCCTGGTTCGGATAGCTTCCCTCGCACACCCCGAGGTTTTTCGTCCCACCTTCCACTTCGATTGCTACCACAACCAGCTTCGCGCTGTCGTTGGACGTGTAATCGGGGTGGTCCCAAAACCTTCAACATTAGGTTTCCAAGCAATGTTGGCCGCCGCCCGCGCCTTTGCTCGAACGCTGCCTTTCATAGCGCCCCAGGACTTGCTAGCCATGCCCAACCGGTATGGTGGTGCGAAGCGTGAGCGTTATCTACAGGCCGTCGACCGCTACTTGGCCGGAGGGGTGACCAAGCGACACGCCTACTGCACCATGTTCGTCAAGGCTGAACGGTTTGACGGCAACGCCAAACGCAACCCAGACCCGCGAGCTATCCAGTTCCGGTCTGCTGTGTACTGCGTTGGCCTTGCTCAACACCTCCAACCTATCGAGCATTACCTGTACCACACCTCTTACTTCAGTGAGGGTGTCCCGCGTAGTCGTAATATTGCGAAAGGTCTCAACTCAGTCGATAGAGCCGAGCTCTTGCACGCCAAGATGCAAAACTTTATTGACCCTGTTGTCCTTTCGTTGGATGCTTCTCGCTTCGACAAGCATGTTTCTATCAAGCATCTGGTGGTTGAACACTCGGTCTATCTGAAGTGCAACTCCTCGCATGAATTCAGGCGGCTCCTGAACATGCAATTGCGTAGTAAAGTCTTTACATCCTCTGGCATCAAGTATGTTACAGCAGGTCGACGTATGAGTGGTGACATGAACACCGCCAGCGGAAACTGCTTAATCATGCTTGTCATGGTTAAGGCTTATGCTACAACAATTGTGCTTTTGAAATGGGACACCCTTGACGATGGCGACGATTGCTTGCTCCTCATCGAGCGTAGTGATCTGTTTACCGTGCAGTCTAGCATTGGCCAAGCCTTCTTGGACATGGGCATGGTGTTGAAGGTGGAGAATGTAGCTTTCTCCATACATAAGGTGGTTTTCTGTCAGTCTTCGGTTGTCGAGTATTCCGAAGCCCGCTTCAAGTTTGTGCGGGACTGGAGGGCAGTCATCAGTAAATCACTCTCAGGGATCCGTCATTGGCAGGATCCAAACTACCGCATCAAGGTTCTACAAGCTATAGGTATGTGCGAACTTATCTTGAACCTAGGTGTCCCCGTTCTTCAGGCGTTCGCCGTTGCGATCCTTCGTAACGTGGGTAGGCCGAAAGACATTAGCCGTGCTAGCGATGGGTTGAGAGCTAGAGTTGGGCGGGAAATCAAGCTCTTTGGTGTTCCTGTCACTGACTTCCAACCTCAGCCCATCAAGCTATGCGCGCGTGAAAGCTTTGCGGTGTGTTTCGATTGCCCAATCGATGAGCAGCTGGTCTTAGAGGCTCACTTCGATAACTGGTCCTTCGAAACTAGTTCGACCTTCTACTGGGGTTCGGAATGGGATGTCTACCGGTGGCTTCCCAACCAATCCTGGGTCGAATCTGCCCACCTCCGGCAAAATGCCGAAGAATAACACAAACAAACAGCCCAAGCGCTCGCCTGCCAAGCGAGTGCTCCGCTCGGTCGCGCAAGCGGCCACCACACTACTAGACCCAGAGCACGAGAACACCTTGGTCGGTCTCATTGACCCATTTTCAGCCGAGTCTGCCAGAGCTAAGTACCCCGATGCTGGCGCTGGCTCAACTCTTTGTCAGAAGTCTCTTGCATCGTTCACCGGAACCACCAATGCGAATGGAGCCTATGCATTTTCCGTTGATGCCAACTTTTCATTCCCAGTCACATACGCAAGTACAATTGCCAGTACAACTGTCACTTGGACTGCTACCAAGTATGTCGACTGGTCGACAACATTGTTGGCAACTAACGCAGTTATTGCTAGACCTACTTCTATTGGTGTTCGGATTGTCAACACCCTCAGCGCCACTGACTCCTCAGGCTACATCGTGATAGCCAAGGGAGGCCCTGCCGTTTTGGGAGGCACGACCACTTTTGATCCCCTGAATTTTGTCACTTATGACGTTTATCCTTTCACGCACGGAGGTGAATGGACGGTAACATTGAAACCAACTTCCAGTTGGGCCTACACAATGATCTCTCCGTCCACTTACGTAACGAATACCTCCCCGCCCCTCTCAGGGTGGGAGGTTTGCTACATCGGATTATTCGGTAGTAAGGCTTCAAGCACCCCCATGCT